TTCGTCTATCTCTGCCTTGAGTTCTTTAATTGATTCGATTAGCAGACCTACAATGTTACCATGACGAACTGCTTTGCTTTGTGTGCCATCTGGCGATTCTGTTTCGTAAACAACTCCTGGTAGAACTTCTTCCAACTCTTGTGCAATAACACCAGTCATAGGAGTATCATCGCCGATATAGTTAAATGTATATCCAGAAATCTGTGATACTTTCTCTAGTGCGTTATCAATCTTAACAATGTTCTCTTTACGGTTTCGATCAGATACAGTACCGAATGCTGTGATATCGCCTTCAGTTACTAGTGAACCACTAGTTCCACTAATAGATAGTAAGGAGTCTGCGCCATTATTAACATACATAGACTTACCGTCTAAGTTTATTATCATAGAGTTTACATCATTTGATGTTCCGTCTTGAAGTCCGATAGAAAATATTCTGCTACCACTTGCAAAGTCGCCATATCTAACATAAGCATGTCCATCCGTATTACTGTTCTGATTGCCAAAATATATATTTTCGCCTTCTGCTATTTGAACATCGCCACTAAATAAGGCGCCTGTTAGATCAGCTTTAGCGTCTAGAGTTGTGCCCAAGTCTGTGATATTTGAAACTTCGTGGTTATGACTATTATCGGCCACTGTCAACTCTATATCAGAGACATCAGCCGAACCATCAATAGAGAAGTTACCCGTAACATCACCATTAGCAAAGGTTACTGTGCGAGAGGCTGCCCAAGCTGTGGCGGTTGCGGCATTACCGCTTGTGTCTGCCGTAAGCGTTGCAGGCATCATGCCATTATCGATAGTCCAACTACTACTAGTTATGGTGTTTGCGTCAGAATCAAAACGAATATATTCAGCACCTAAAGCAATATCTAAATCAGTATGATCAGCAGACGTTTCAATTTTCCAAGTAGGTGTATTAGCTGATTGAAACTCAATTTTACCTGCACCAGTTGCTTGATCTAAAATGAGATTGCCTTCTACTCCTAAATTTGAATTGACTGTAATTGTATTAGTAGCATTAGAGTCAGTTTCTTGAATCGTATCGATATACAATTTACCGCTAGAAGTAATATCGCCAGTAATCACTACATTGCCGGTATTCGTTTCACTGTCACCTATAGTAACAACTGATCCGATAACATCAATGATGTCATTAGTCCTAGTCTTCCAGACTCCAAAAGTATTCTGATTAGTAATCTGTGATAGTGTTCTACTCATTGTTTATCTCTTTACATGTTTGTTGTAGAGAAGTGACTACTTCTTCTAACTTATTTATTCTAAGTTCCAAAGACTGAATTTTCTTAGTCTGTTCGATTCTAGCTTTAGCAGACCTGAATGCAGATACATCTGTATTTACAACTCCGACGTCCTTTCTTATATATCCTTCGTTCATCATGTCAGTGCAATCGCTCTATAGTCATAAATGTGTGGAAATATATGTTCCGCTGGAGTGACATTCAAGTCGTTAGTATTAATCTCACTTGATGTAGCATGTCTCATCTCAAACTTAAGTTGGAATGAACTATAGTCATTTGTTTCGTCTTGTAAATCATATTGAAACTCTCTATAGTCAAGAGTGTTTGATACATTAGAATACATATCTTCATCAGAGTTTACTAACTTTATCCAATCGCTTTGAGTTTCTATATCTGTAGGATATACAAATCTTGCATAAACATCTATATAAGTGCCAGCTGGTCTGAACCCGCTTAAGTAAACACGAAGTCCAGTTGCGTCTAATTGCTCTTGAAGGGTAACCTCTTTTGATACCCAGCTTGATGTTGCGGCACTTGATGCTGAAATCTTATACTTGTATGCATTCAGAATAGATAGTGCTGGATCTACAATAGGAGTCGAAGATTGATATCCATTATTTGTCATAGCGACTCTAATCTTAAAGTCATTACTTTCAGTCAAACCTGGATTAACAATATTCGAAGTACTGTTAACAACTCTAAGGTTGCCTGTACTATAAACGTTTCCATTTAAAGATATACTCTTATCTACAGCAGAGCCGTTATATAATGTGAAGTCAGTAGAAGTTCTCATACTGTTACTTACAAAAATTTGAGGCTGAAAGTATGATATGGGTTCGTTGTCTATAGTAGATATACTTGTAGTTGCGCCCGTTCTATATCCATTAACAACTTCACCAGTCACTAAGAAATTGCCTTCTTTAGCTGAACTAGCTTTTAAGAACAGTCTATCTGCCTTTCTCTTGTTGAAGTAAGAGACTCTTCCGGCTACAGTAAGGAAAGCAGTTGCGCTATTAGTTGTCCCATTATATGGAGCACGAATAGTTAGAATAGATGCTGTGTCGTTTACAGCAACAACTTCACTTAAGAAGTTATCATTGTTATTCACAATTAAGATATAGTCTCCTACAGCAAAAATACTTCCGCCGTCAATGGTGACAGTTCTATTGGTTACACCGCATGGTTTACTATAAGATTTTTTAACGTATGCCAACTCATCATTTTTGAAATTCAAAGTTGTGTTTTCTACAGATAAAAACTCTACGTCATTAGGACTTAAATCTACAGATCCTGCGGTAGCTTGATGCTGGTATCTTTTCAAAGTAAACTTAATATCTTCATCCTGATAAGATTTCCATGCACTGTCATTAGTCGAAGTGAATAGAACTCCATCACCCCAGTCATTCGTAATCGATGTACCGGTCGCTAAGTCAGCATTACCAACTTTAGAAGTGAAGATTAAGAAGTCTGGTGAGTTAGCATCAGGAATAACAACGAAACAATATTCCTTGTTAACGTTCAACTTAACCGGATTCTTAAATTGGAATGTCGTAGCGGTTGTTCCGTCGTCAGAAGTATTGATTTGACTAGCACGTAAATGCTTTCTGCCAAAAGGTAAAACTGCTTGAGATGGATATCCATTCACAACTTCTCTTAACTCTAGTGTAGCACCAACAGTGGCAGATTTCGATTTGAAGTAAACATCTACACTGCTAATCATAGACATGCTTGCGCCTTCTGCTTGAGCAGGTCTAACGATAAACGTTTGTGCAATAGGGTCAACTCTCCACTGGCGAGTAAACGATCTAGTAGTAACGTTTCTCTCAACATCAAAGGTAGGTGTACGAGTTGTCTGAGTCAGTTCAGATTTACCTACATCAAAATTGTATGCTCTATATATTGCCTTACTATAAGAAGTCTTTCCACTCTCTAAACTAGAATATTGATCAACGTCAGCAATTTCGATTGCTCTTTCTCCTACGAAGAAAGTCGCTTCCGGAATATCAAATACGGCAGCAAGTGTGCCTTCTGCGTCAGTACGAACAGAAGATCCTTTAGCAGATCCATTATCTTCTACTTCACTAACATTATACTCTGTCGCACTACCTACAACTGTAGGATTAACATCACCAGGATAGATATGTGAATCGATTGAAGCACCATCCAAGAAGAAGTAATGTCGAGTGTTAGGTCTTAGACCAGTAACCAGAATCTTGACTTCTCTGGACTGAATGTAAGGAGACATCGTAACATCGGTTACAAAGTTTCCTACACTGCTAGTGGTGACATTATTATCTCCCACTTCAAGAGTGTCTGTAGTCGTGGTCACTGTAGTCGTTTGACTTCGATTTCGACCGTTTCTTTGAACGGCTCCAGCGATACTATTTACCTGCTCTCTTGTAAGAGGAAGAACTTCTTGAAGGTTATCAACTAAATCTAAAAGAGGTGTCGCAATGTCAACTTCTAAATTGATAGCTGGATTCTGAATAACATCATAGCCAGCATCGAATGGAGGATCGATTGCCGCCTTACCTGCATAGTTATAAAAGTTAGATACACAGTTTCTAAAGTTTGTTGCGAATGGCTGGTCGATTACAGTAACACGTGTTCCAGTATCTGCCAAAGTAACAACGTCTTGATATACGTTTGCGCCCGTGCTTGAATCAACTTTAAGATCAATAGGAAACTGGGTTACTGAAGGAGTTGCAACAGTTCTCGACTTATCGATGGCAGCTCCGAAATCTGGATCTTCTACTGCGCCTACACGTAAATCTCTAAAGCCATCTACAAGAATGCCATTCTTAAATCTGTTAGTGCCAGACCCGTTAGGAATAAACATGTCTTTAGTGCTTGACTCAAGTAAACTCATTGAAACTGCATCAGTGAGTCTATCGATTTTCTTTTCAATGCCTGAGATATCTTTCATCGTGTAGTTTTTATTTGAAACATCTACAACACGGATTGGATTGTTTCCTGTAACTTTAGTCACGTTACCAGGAACATAAACATTACTCAATGCATACATTCCAGGAATTTCTGGAATACTTGGATTCTCTGCTTCGCCACCTTTGTAAATAGATAAGTCTCCGAACTCATCAAACACCACGCTATCGATGCGTGACATATAATAAGTTTGATCAGAGGAAATGGTCGCATTATTTGCGGGCGAGATTCCTGCGTCTACGGCTGTACCTATAAGAGATACAGTGCTTGCTCCAGTTTCACTCAATGCGTAAGTAGCGATTGCTTGCTTGTAAGGTCTGAAATCAAAACAGTTTACTAGCGAGTGTTCAATACCATCTTTACCGATAAAGTTTTTGATTAAACTTTTATCAGATAAAGTGCTATAGCTATTTGCTGTGAGATAACCACTGCCAACTGCGGACTGTCTCTTAAGAACTTTGACTCTAACTCTTAATGTTGTGCCATGATTAACAACTTCACCTGCTTTAGCAGTGATGAATGAATGATCGTATAAGTGATCTTTCTGGTTGTTAACTAATTTAAACTTAGATGTAATATCCTTAATGGCTGAAGGATCAGAAATGTCTTTCACTTCTAGTAGCTTGATTGCATTAGGTACACCAAGTGATGCCATATTAGGAATACCAAATACAGGACTACCGCTAGTTTCTCCAGTTAAGTCATATGTGGTATTTACGTAGATGTCAAGATCGTTCAGTCCGTCAGCTTCAGATCCTGTAACGAGTTCATCGTAGTACAGAAATCCTTCAAAACCGACTTCGCTAATTGTTACTTGCATGTCAACCGTATTAAGTGTACTGCCAGACGCATTACGTATGATGTCAGTATTACCCATCGCAACTAAATTATTATTTACGAGAGGTTGAGTGTTACTAGTAGCTGGAATTGTCACGGACTCGCTATTAACAGGAAGTCTTACTCTTCTAACATAAGCAACATTTGATATTGAATCAATACTTCCTTTACCAGTATTGAATAGTTTTCCTCCACTATTAACTCCGTATAGTGTTCCGCCATTTGTGAGAGATGTTGCTCCCAACTTTGCTATAGCGGTGTTTTCTTGTCCGTTTGCCTTTGATATATTATAAACGAATATTTTGCCAGGAGTTATATTTGACACTGAAGCAGTACCGATAATATTATCAGAACCATCTAATAAATTTTGAACTGATCCGTTAATAGGATGATTGTCTAATATTTCACCATCGGCGTGATTATATGTAAAATATTGTCCATACTGTACGCCAGTGTATTGATTTGTTTTGCTTTGAGTAAGAGTAGTTGGCTCAATTAAAAGTTTTCGAGGACTAACGTTTATAGTTTCTCTACCGAATACGTAAGCTTTACCAGGAGCAACAACAGCGTTTGTATTACTACCATCTTGCTCAAGCGTTACTCTAAGTCCATTCGTAACATAGTTACCAGACTCATCAAAAGTTCTTCGAGCAAGTTCATCCCCAACAACATTGAATTCAGTTCTGTCACGAATACGTACTGCCTCACCTCCAACGTATCTGACAAGAGCAAAGAACTCTTCTGGTTCGCTTGCGGTCGAGTACGTTACAAGTTGAGGTACTAACTGAAGTCTATCTGCACCAGGTGCGTTTTCGTTATTAAACCCTGCGGCATTGTCGAGTAGAGTAGTATCTTTATTAGAGTTGATTAAGTTTTCAGCGACAGTAAAGCCAACTGAAGATGCTCCAGGAATATTAGAATACTTTGATACGATGATGAATTGATTGTCAACAAAGATAAAGTGTCCTTTCTGATACACAACACCTTCTTCACATGAAACACCAAACGATCTACCAGCGTGTCCAACAACTGTTGCAACAGTAATAGATGATTCAACCACCTTTCCAGCACTATTTTTAATCTTAAGCTGTTCACCTTGTGCGAACTGTTTCGCATCTGTTAAACTAGCGCCTGTAACTGTAGAGTCATCAAAGCCAATATAGTTAATATAAAAAGTTTTGAGATCAGGATCTTGAGTTTGGAAACCGTTTTCGCCTAAAATGATTTCTGCAACAAGACCAGTTGTTGTACCAGTTGCAGTAAAAATTTCATTGTCTGTTTGATTGTAGATTGTGGGATCTGTAAAGCCCACTGTGTCATTTAGTTTGACATAGAATATATCTGGACGAGAGGTAATATTAATACCACTAATGATAGTACCTTCTTTATAAACATTCGAACCAAAGCGTTCTACCTGCTTCTGAAGAATGGTTTGAAGTTGTGTTAACTCACGTGCTTGTACGGCTTTTGCAGGCTTAAACAGAATACGGTTAAACTGTTTAGCTTCACTAAAATCGTCATAGTACGGATCAACATTTAAGTCTGTATTAATGCCCATGTATTATACTCTTTTCCTAGAAATCGAAAATAAATTTAATTTTTTCTTTACGTGAAGCCAACCTCTGTATGGGATCAAAGTCTACGAAATGTAAAACTTGTCCACTGTACGGAGAATACTTGCCATACGTAACATTTGTACTAGCATTATTTATAGTAAGCGTACTAGCTGTTGTGGTAGCTAGATTAGCTTTTACGAAAATAATACCATCTTGAAAAGTGCTTTGAAAATCTCCGTAGTAATCTACAAGGTATATTGTAGTATTGCCTCCAGAATAAACACTCTCATGTATTCTTGCTGTGATTGTTTCAGTAACGCCACCCAAGTCAACGTTCTGCTGAATATAATGTCCCGCAATTGCAGTACTCGTAACATCAGACCCTTGAATAACAATTGAACTTCTGTTATCAAACTGAGTCGGAAGAGTCGAATCAGTAAAGATAGGATTCTTAACAAGACCGACTTTAGTATAAGAGTTAGCATCTGGTATTGCTACATCTTCTCCTGCAAAGTTTGTGATAACTGACAATCTACTCATGCCCAACTCATTGATTGGATCTGATCCATGTCCACCTTTAGGAGACACTACACATCTAAGCTGTGCGGCTTGAGACGGAGTATAACTATTTACAAGCGCAGAAGGTAGTCCAAGTGTAGCAGTTGCATACTTGTATTCACTACCTCTTTCCATGAACTGAATAGATTTAAGTGTGCCAAACTGATCGATCACTCCGTAAGCAATACAAGGAGTGCCAGTAGAAGTGCTTCTAGTCACATGAATTTTAGGAACTAGTTGAAAGGTATCATTCGAAAAGTTTGCAGGAGTATTGCCATCAGAAGCAGAAATCTTTAAAGTTATTTTTAGCTCGGCGCCAGGAATTGTAGTACTGCTGAGTATATCATAAATTATGGTTTTATTCTGACCAGTCTTCTTCTGCAACAAATACATTTCTTTGTATGAGTCAGAAGCACCATAAAGATCGAATCCGTCTTTAGATGTTGCGCTTACTGTTATATCGCTTATGTTTGAATCTGTGGTTGACTGGATGATGCTCTCAAAACTAACAGTACTAGCATCAGAAGAGTTGGTAGCAGGTCCAAATCTGAAGTTCGTGAATAAGTTAGTCACAGTGTCTTCGATAATTATTTGAGAAATTTCTTCTTTAGCAGAAGCAATAACTTCAGCATTACCGTAAGTAGGATAAGGCAAAGGCAAACTATCGCTAGTTCCGAAAACAGCATCTTCGCCAGCTCTCACTGTAAATAAATATTTCCAAATATATCCATCTGCTTCAGATATATGCTCATAAGAATCTGGATCTATATCAGCAAAGGTAGGAGTTGATGTTGATGCCCTGTTTACTTCTCCAGTCAGTACGTCTGTAATACCATTAGCTTCAAGACATCTAAACACATCATAGTCGCCTTCTGTGTTTCTCACAGTAACTACGTTAGTGTTCAAAGCCGCCTGAGTTGTATAGTCTACTCTGTCATCATATCCTTGATAAACTGTTCCTGTAGTCCAAGCGTTCTTATAAAACATGTAGCGAATGCTAGAGTTTGTTATTTTGTTCCCGAATATCACTCTGCGTTGAAACTCTCGCTTCTCGAACTGAGTGTTCGTAATAACATTTGGCTTATCAACGCTAGAGCCCATAATGTAATAAGAGTTTTCTGGAGTATAGGTGTTTAGTTGAGTCTCAACAATATCTTGAATGTCTGATCTCTGACTAGACGAAAGTGTAACACCAGAAGTCTGGTCGACATATGCTTCCAACCCCGACAAGAAATCTGCCGCAATAGATGAATTAGGACTGTCGAAAGTAGAGAACGTTTCTTTGGTCGTCTCTACTTTAAAATTTTCTGTAATGATCTTTGCCATTATATTACCTTAATTTCCTATCGATGTTGTTACTGCATCTGTTGCTGTCTGATCAAGAGATACGAGTTCTGTGGCTAATACCTCAGATGGAGTGCCTTCTGTCATTATATTCTCTTCTGTTCCTTCTGTGATGTACGGCTCATCTGACAAGTTCCATATTTGGAATTCAACATCAAGCGTACTATCTAAACTACTTGTACTATTTATGAGAGGGGAACTGAAGACTTTTGTGCCCGCAACTCCTACGGTGTCCTTAATAAGCTGTGTATACTTTTCAGGATCAATTACAGAAGATATCTCATATGAATACTCTTGATAATAATCATTATCGTGTAAGTATTTAGTGTTATCACTTAAGAAAGATGTAGTAGAACTCCACTTTCCTTCTGTCTTACCTGGTCCAAGTGTTCGAATAACTGCCTTTGCAACTATTTGATGAGACTCGTTTTTAAGATCAACGACTTCACCATCAACATATCTGTATCCAGTGTTAGTGATATCAAGGTCTTCAATTTGTCCAGTCTCATAACTAGCATTACCAGAGATGATTGCGTTTCTACCCATAGCAAATGAATTAGAATCTGGTCTCACTCCACTGAGAGCATACTGATTGTTCTTAATAAAGATGGGATAGTTTTCATCAAAGTCATAGAACGATAGTTTCTGGAAGTAGAAGTCATTACCCTCTCTCTTCAAGAACTTGCCTTTTGCTTGATAACGAACAAACTGATCATTAGTGCCAGGCACAAAGTCAGCGTTCGGATTATTTCCAAAATCTGGATCTTCGATTTGAACTTGTTGTGTGACAATCTCACCAACTTCGATTAAGAAGTTCGGGTTAGTAAATGTGAGAATACTATCACGGCTATCAAATCTAGAAACGTCAATATATTCAATTTCACTAAACACATCGTTGACATAGTTATTACCTTCACTCTCAGTAACAATGCTTGCAATAGATCCAATCGTAATTGACTTAGCTTCAAACGCATCTTTAATTTTTGTGTTGAGTGTTTCTGCATTAAAGCCTTGACTCAATAATGTACCACTCATGCCATAGTTAGTCGCAACAACGTCAGTCACAGTGCCAGATCCTGTCGCAGGACCAGTGGCAATAAATCTTGTGCCTATGTTATTATCTGCCGCACCAAAGTTTGTAAAGTCTGTACTACCAGTAGTTTCGATCTCATAGATGCCTGGATTTTGCATAGCAGTCGCATTGACAATAACAGCAAGAGGCTTGTCAGCAAAGTTGCCGATGAAGTCTGTGATGATACTTACTGACTCTTGGTTATTAATACCTTCTACTCTAAAACTTGCTGTAGCATTATAGTCAGCAATCGTAGTTATAGTAACATTACTACTACCAACTGTAACATTAACTGTCTCACCAGAGGGAAGAGAGTTAAACTCGAATCCAAATCCGTCTGCATACACAGCAGGTAATAATCTATCTTCAATCCATGATGTCTGTGCAGTTGTAGCGGTACCACCAATATAGTTTGTAAAGATAGTTGCATCTTCGCTATTAACATATCGTCTTGTAACAAAGTTGTATCCAGAGTTTGATATATCACCTAATCTGTATCCAGTATTATCAAGGTCTGAATTAAATATCGCAAGCATCTTTGGATCTACACTAGAGTCACCAGCACCAGCAAGTGCGAGTTGAGCCTGAACAAAACTTAAAAAGTCTGCTTTCGTATCTCTTGCAGAAGCGTTAGTGCTATCTTTATCTGGGTCTTGTCTATTTGATCTTACATAGAGTAGCGGGTGATTATATGCCACGACTCTTCCGCCGCCATTAATCGTTGCCGTGCCAGAAGGCGCATCGTCTGCAACAATATGTTGACCAGGCTGAATAGATTCTACAGCAGTAGAGCCAGAAACAATCAATGCTTGAGTAGAGATAGATACATCGATATCATTATTAACGACACTGTATCCGAATCCGTCATTCTCTTTTACAAAGTCGATCTTACCTGTAGTCGTTGTTGATATAGCACTCACAGTACCAGTCGCACTCGTACCTGTTCCGCCAATACTTGGATTACCAAATCGATCTAAGCCAGTTGATTCGATTGTAATAATGTCACCAACTTCTTGTCCAGCTACAGCCGTGCCTCGAATAACATTTACATCACTCAGAGAACCAGTAACTAGTTTACCATAACTTGTAGTTACACCTAGTCTTGTAACAGAGATCGAATCGTCAGATATAAATCTACCTGCTGAGTTAGACAAATACGCAATAGGACATATCGTACCAGAGAAGTTTACAAAGATTAGATCGTCTACAAATGCTGTCGCACCTGATACATCACCCTTAAGTTTGTCACCACGCTGAATAGGATATCCATCAATTGAAGTTACTGCACGAAGTTCTAGATACTCAGCCCCACCCCATATAGAGTCAGAAGGCTTTAGAATAGCAGTCGAAGGATAAAAGACTTCAATGTCTTCGTCAAAGAACATACGAAACAATAAGCGTAAACTCTCTTCAGAACCTTTTCGCTTGTATAAGTCTTGAATATGTTTTATAATGAATCGTGTATCGACTACAGTATCAATAGGTAAAGACTGAAGATATTTCTTCTTAAAGAATACCAGAAAAGACGCAAGTGTCGAATCAACATCACGGAGCTTAGGTACATTCCTATCCATGATAGATTCGTTATGCTCATAATAAGCCTTAACAAACTCTACGAGAAAGTCGCCTTCTTCTCTATACAGATCAGGAAACTGATCAGCAATCGTTGGCGAAATATGATCTCTTACATTGAGCATTCTTTATTCCGTTGTTGTAGTTACGTTGACAGTAATGTCTTCACCACGTATTGTAATAATACGATCTTTTGGAGCCTTGACATCTTTCGCTACTGAGTTAGCAATGAACTTAATGCCACTACCTTCATATGAATCGATAATTAAATTTGACAACTTGATCGCACCTGTGCTATAATCAATCGTACCAACACTACGCTTAAAGACTGATTGAGAGGCAGACGAAGCAGTCACAGCCATCATCTTACCAGCACCATCGTCTTGGAGTGTGACAAGCGTACCTTCGATAGTTAACTTTGTAGTACGTACAGCTGGTGTAAATCCAGACAAGCCAGTCGTAGCATCATATGCATATGGCTGTACAAGTGCAGTCTCATATGAGAAAGCAGGGTTCTGTACAATACCTAGAGTAGGCGTAATCTGAATAATAGGTGATGCAAAGATACTTGAAGAGATAATTGAATTGTCTACTGCATCAAGGGTAGCCGCCAAACGAGACTGACGTAATGTCTTATTAAAGTCTGCAAGACTATCAATAGAGTATGCCTCAATAGCACTTCTTACTTCGCTCTGAATCTGGGCAGGAGATTTCGTAGTATTATTAGGATCGAATACGACATCTACAACAG